CCTTCTTTTCCACATACTGGAAAAAGGCGACCTTACCATCAGGTGTGGGGATTTCCAGTGACATGGGCGAAAAGCCCAATTGCTTCACCTGGTGAAAGATGCCATTGACTTCGGCTTGACTGATGGTGCGCAGGCGCTCCGGAGAGTCGGCCAAGAAACCCAGCTGTTTGGAGGCTTTCTTGCCATGTACATGCACAACACCATGACGCATTTCTGGCGCCATGTTCGGATTGATACCGATCATGATGGGATCGCTGATCAGGCGCTTTAGTGTATTCAGGACCATTATGCTGCCTCCTTCACGATTTCCAGACGGGTGAGTTCCATGCTACCTTTGTAGGTAACGATGTGTTGCGGCACAAAACCTTGCTCCAGGGCCTGCTCCCAAATGTACTGCATGGTCTGCAGGTCCAGTTTCGGTGGGTTGGACAGACCAGCGAATACGAACTTCACCGGTACATCGACCAGGCCACGACCACGACTGGAAACGAAGATGGTACCATGGTCGCCATGGTAAGCAGCATCGTGATAGAAGAACACTTTCGGCTTAGCAGCCACAGCTTTATGGCTTACGTCCAGTCCGATCAGGTTCATGGTAGCTACGTACATTTTGTTGATGATAGACATGCTGTATTCCTTTTATTTAAACGACCTTATTGGCCGCGATATTGATGATGAACTTGCTGTTGCTGTGATTCAATGGGGGCCAGGAACGCAGGCAACGATACGGCACTAAAGAACACTACACCCCACAAAAACTGTTTAAGCTTTTCCATGGTGAGACACTCCCGACGCAGTTGATCAACAGGGCCAATCATGAAATAGATGGGCCCTGTAAAATAATGCTATTTACTGCTGGGGAGTTTCTTCTTCGGAATCGAAGACCATTACCACATCGGGCTCAGCCTCACTGGACGATGCATTCAATGCTTCTTTACGCAGACGATCTGCTTCCAGGTTCTTTGTGGAGATATCTTCCAGCGGTTGCCAGATCTCTTTCAGTTGTTTCGGCAGATCTTTGGCCATATCGGCCAATGCCTTCAGCTGATAAGCAATACCCTTAAAGAACCCGATATAGGGCTTCAGCAGGATCAAGGTTTTCTTGGAGCTATCCACGTACTGCAGTACAATCTCTTGCGAGATCTCGACAACGAGGCAGAGAACATTGTTTTCGCCTTCGATGTCGCGCATCTCTATCCAGGAAGCACCAAAGCCATCCGGAGAGATGAGCTTGCCGTCTTTGTGCATAGACAGCAACATGTCCCAGTCAGGTACTAGATTAGAAAACTCATGGTAACCAAATTCTCGCATAGCGAAAGTAATCAGGTCGATGTTTGCTTTTACTTCTTTTTCGGTAGTAACGAGTTGCATAATGTATTCCTCTTTATTGAAGGGTTAAGAGAGTAGATTTCTACTACTGCTCACGTAGGTAATATAGGCCTGAAAATATTTAGAAACGGCATATTAGCTAGGGGCTCCAAAGAGACCCCTAGCCTTTATATGGTTAACAGCAGTTATGCTACTTGGGAGACAGTGGCCACCGGCAACATGGCATTGGAACGATTAGCCACGATACCTTTGTTATTAAAATAACAACCAAAGGTCGAGGAAACGCCAGTGCCCGTGATATAGTACTCAATACCAGAGGATGGCGTGATGATATCCCACGACGTGCCGTCCGTAGTGACTGCCATATCGCCGTTACCATTAATGATGACAATTTTTGTCCCATCAGAATAGCTATTGGTACAGTTCCAAGTGCCCCAGGATGAGGGGATATTGAAAGCACCGGTGCAGGTCCATGTAACGCCATCAGGAGATGTAGCTACCACTCCATATGAAATCAGTACAAACTTATTGTTAAACCAGTAAAGTACGTCTGGTCTACGGTTAGTACCCCAAGCTGTAGATTTCAAACCAGCTTGTGCTGTCCAGGTCTGACCATCAGTCGATGTTGCCACTGCGCCGTTCTGCGCTACGCCTACATATTTGTTACTGCCATTGTAAGCTAGCACATAGCACTGTGCTGATAATCCCCAATCGCCCTGTGCCGACAAGTCAGTCCCCGTACCCCAAGTAATACCATCAGTGGTATATCTAGCAGTACCACCTGAACCAATTTCAACTAGCTTATTACCATCCGACAGAATAGCAAACGGTCCAGTCGTACTGATAGTGTTGAGGGTCCAAGATGTCAAGTTGGATAGCTGTGCAGTATAGAACGTTGATGAGCCTGCATTAGACTGCACGATGATGCGATTATTAAAAATCGCCATGCCGTTAGTTGTGCCAATAAAAGAATTACTAGCAGCAAAGTTGTACTCAAGCGTCCAATCTACGCCATTTGTACTGGTCATCAAACGACCACCGTATGTCAGCATGTAAATTTTGCCGCCAGACTGAGCAAAGGCAATTGGGCCACCAGAACCCCAAGCACTAGTAAGCTGTTTCGGCGAAACCGCTACCCATGAGGCACCGTTAGTAATGGTGGTGGTGTAGTTAAGTTCACCAAAAAAACCAGAACAGAAATACTTCGTACTGGCCTGCCACAGTTTACCAGAGCGACTATTGCTACCCAAGTTATTGGAAACTGCCGCCCAAGTAGCCCCATTATCACTAGACGAAGCAAATCGACCACCAGAAGTCAGGTATAGTACGGTACCACTAAGAATCAGGCCGCTTGCTTGTCCGTTACTAAGTGGCGTGATGGCTGTGGAGCGATAAGTCCAGGTCACCCCTGTAGGACTCGTTGCTACCTTACCGCCGGTGCCAGCAACAACAAAGTTACTACCTGACCAAATACCCACATATGAAGCATTTGTGCCGTAAGTGGTAGTTTTCAGGTTACTTTGATACGTCCAGTTAATGGCATCGGTACTAGTGGCAACGTTACCGTTAGCACCGAATGCAAGTAGAATACTCCCACTCCATGCAAAACCGTAAACGGTACTGTTACCCCAAGCTGTGGTGATTAGAGAACCATTATAAGTCCAATTAAGGCCATCAGTCGATGTTGCAAGACCACCGTAACCGCCGATGATATACAGATTAAGCGTAGGTATCCAAAATGCTGAATAGGCAGAAACAACTGTTTGAGCTTTCCAGCCAACGTCATCACGCAAAATGGTGCTAGTATTCCAACTAGTAAAGTTGGTGGTAGTTACCGTGTAACCACTACTAGCTACGAATAGATACGTACCACCAGATGATTTTACTACATCGGTGTAGCGAGTAAACGTATTCACAGTTGCTGTAGGAGCAATGCTGAAGTAAGTCCACGTGACACCATCGGTCGAAGTAAAGACTTTACCATAGGTCGAAATAGCAACATATTTCGACATAGTGGTGTCGTAGAAAACCGCAATAGTGGTTTCAGCAGCAGAACTGGAATTATAACTAAACCCGGAAGACATGCCGCCGAATGCCAGTGAAATTGCTTTCGCCCATGAAGACAATGCAATTCCTGGAATACAACCTGGAGTCATGTTGATTATCCTTGTATAAAACAGGAGCTACCATTGAGGTAGCTCCTGTATGTCGTTAACCGACGTTCTTCACGATGGATACGAAGATGCGAGTTGCTGATTCTACATAGTAACACAGATAGTCCACTGCGCTAGGAGCAGTGGAGAGTACTGGAGCTGTTGCATTAGCGAACTTAAAGACGCTATTGAAACCCAGAGTACGACCACCCGATGCATCCTGACTAACTGCGATTACGCCGGACTGGCCCGGTTGGATGTTAGTTGGCAAACCCAAAATAGCGTTGCCGGTCAATGACAGGCTAAAGTTGTTTGACAACGACATGTCCATGGCCACAGTGGCACCATAAGTCAATGCAATAGGAGTTGCTGATTGACCTTTAGTCCATTGCTGACTCACCCCTGTATTGGCAGTACCTGCCGGCAAATCAGATGCTTGTAGTGCACGTGCACTTGTAGCTCGACCTTTAGCATCCAAAGTCACTACAGCGTAAGTACCTGGCGTTACGCCAGTAGCACCGAGTGCTACTGAGATGGAAACGTTACCGGAACCATCAAACATAGCACCACCAGAAGCATCACCAGCAATGGCGATTTGACGGGCAGTTTGCAGAGTCGACGCAGTAGGACTGTTGGTTGGCAACTGTACACTAGGAACAATACCAGAAGTATTCAGCGTCGCAACACCATTGATCGCACCTTTTTGCGAGCTAGGGATCGCCGCGTCAGCCGTGGTCTTGGCTGTGTTAGCCAAGTCATATGCCTGCTTAACCGAATTAGGCGTAGCCGCAGCAGACGTGCTGATCGAGGTAACACTATCGATAAGTTGCAGTAGGCCCGTTTGACTGGTAGTACCTTGACGGATGGTCGCCGTCGAGATACCGACGATGAGACCCTTTTGGTTAACCACAACAACAGGAACAGTGACACCATCGCCATACGTACCAGCAGATGCTCCGCTGTCTGGTAGCGTAGCGTTAATGTTTACATTAGAACTGCCGTCAAAGTTAGCAGAACCGGAGATATCACCAGTAAGTGCGATACTGCGGGCAGTTTGCAGTTTGGTAGCGGTACCTGCGTTACCGATAATGTCAGTTACTGCTGCACGAGCACGCGCTGCAGTAAAATACAGGTTAACACTACCTTCAGGAACTGCATCAGTACTACCAGGTGCTGGGGAGATTTCTACATAGGTACTGCCAGACCAACGATAGATCTTGCGTTCAGCCACAGTAGAATAGATCTTACCAGACTCACCGACTGTTGGAAGACTAGCAAAGTTAGCCACGTCAATGACATCATCTACAAATGATGGCAACACTACGGCTGGGATAAGACCATTAACCAAGTCAACAACATTGCCGCCATTGGAAAGCAAACTAGACAACTTAACCGTAGCCGCATCAACACCATCCAGTGCTACATCCAGAACTGCCAACTGCGTAGCCTGTTCGGTAATGGAAAGCGTGTTACTTTTGAGTCTGGTAACGATCTCTTGGAGTGTGTCCAGATTAAGATCATCTACGGTCAACACATCTTGCATCGATGCGATCAAGCTATACAACTTACTTAGCGTATTGCCTTGGGTAGGTGCGTTGTCTACAACACCAGCAATAGCAGTGTCAATTTGCGTAGCCAGATTAGCATCTGCTGCATTCATCTGGGTGGTCAGATCGGCAATGTTACCATCAACTTGCGTATTCAGGTCAGCAATAATGGCGTTGATCTCATTCAGGGTCGGCAGTTGAGTAACATCGATAACTTTGTTACCTACTACGATACCGGTAGAGTTCAGTTCAAATGTACCACCAATACTGATCACACTGGCATTCAGGCGAGCAGTACTGAATGCCTTGGAACCCACAACGAATACAGTACCCTTAATCGGTTCAGAAAACGTCAGGGTAAAGGAGTTGGTCGGATCAGTCGGACTCAGAATGTAATCAAGTGGAGTTTGTACAATATCGCCATTTTCATCTTTAATGATGAACCATACATCCTGCGTATTCAGACCGTGATTGATCGTCCAGCTAGTACGTGCATCTGCTTGCACATGTAGGTAAGTAGCGGTTTCACTATTACCTGCCAATGGGAACCATGTACGGTAACCGGCAATCTCGGTATACACGTACATGGTCGGACCAACTGTGTGAATGGTGTTGAGTTCCGGATTCTCCGGGAACTGGCCGTCAGCCGTGGGGCTGAGCTGCATGCCGTCCAGTAGTGCTAAACGGCCATGCATTTTAATTTTAGTAATCATGCTGACATCCTGATTGGTGAAGCGATAAAAGAGGACAATCAACGCCCTCGTATCCCATATGATCAGTTGAATAATTACTTATCTAGGTAATAATATTAACGTCATAATAGAGAGTGGGGAAACCCACTCTCTATTAGTTAATACCAGAAGCATTGATTCTTGTACTGGTAAATGCTTTAGAGCCGACAACAAACATCGTACCTTTGAATTGTATTCAAACCCGGATTTTCAGGGAATTGTCCATCCTGCGATGGAAGAATCTGCAAACCATGCAACAAAGAAAGACACCCGTGAAGTTTGACGGATTTATTCATATCAGGGTCCTGTGGATAACAGCCAATGAGGTGTTTGAAGTAGGGCTGTCCACATAATTTTGGAATACCTATTTGACCATAACAACATAAAGCCAGCAGGGGGAGCCCTGCTGGCTCGACATGTTTAGGCCTTATAGTACCCAATACCATCATTGGTTGCAGTCGGTGCTCCAGTGAATGCCACACCATCTGGACCATCCACCATAGCCACCAAGTTACCATTACCCCAAGTGGCGCCGATGTCATTAACACCAGTCCAGTTCAGGCCACCGTTGGTCGAATAGTAAAGTAGTTTAGTATTACTACCCACATAAAGACGACCTTTCACAACAGCCGAACATGAAATAGTGGCACCACCCCAAGGGGTATAGTACAAACCACTGTTTGCTACCCAAGTGACACCGTCAGTAGAGGTCATACTTGCAGAATACGCACCACCCACGAACCAGTTAGTACCAGTCCAAGCCAATACGTAAGGATAACCGGCATTGCCCCAGTTAGCGGAATAGCTAGTGCTAATATTGGACCATGTAACACCATCTACTGATGATGCACACATCTTACCGTTACCAACTGCCAATACTTTACTACCATTCCAACCCATAGAGTAGACTGGGTAACTCGAAGTATTACCCCAACCACTTGGGTTATTGGCCTGAATCCAGTTTTTGGCATCTGCAGAGTACCAGAAGGTGCCATTCAGTGTACCGAATACAAACCGAACACCCGTCCAAACACCACTGCGTGCTGCCGCAATGTTATTAACTTTACTAATGGTCCATGTGGCCAAATCTACAGTGATCCAGCGAGTACCTACCACAACAATCAATGTGGTGTCATTTGCAACCATACAGGTAGGTGCTGTCGGAGTAATCAGGGCTTCAAAACTGTTCACAGTAAACTTCGGTGTCCAGTTCTTGCCGTCAGCAGATGTGGCGATGACACCGCTACCGTTTGCCGCAAACATGGTGCTGCTGTTACGACACATCACCACACCGTTAGTAGCGTTACCCCATGTCGCAGCGGCAGGCCACTGCAAATTAACCCATGGTGCGGTGTTACTAGATACGCGACACAGGCGCATAGCGGCACCCACGATATACAGGTAGTTACCGGTACCATGAGCGATGCGACACATTGCTGTCAATGAAGCACTGGACCAGCCGCTATTAATCAAGCTATTGTCCGCTTCCCAAGTCGCATTATCAGAACAACGCAGTACAGCACCACTGGCAGCACCCAAATACCAGTAACCGGTTACACCGTCGTGGTAGTAACCAATAGAGGTAGGTATTTGGGAGATGTTCATGTTTACCCATGTACTATAGGTAGCGTCGACAGTACACTTACCTACGCGGGTAGTAGCTGTGGCGGCCATGATCGTAGTACCATCATCACTGATGGCCATATCTACAATACCGGTAGAACCCATAACAGTAGTGTAGCCAGAAGAATAGGTCCAAGTAGCCCCATCTTGAGAATAGGCTACCTTACCCAAATCACCAGCTACGATGAAATCACCGTTAATTGGGTTAGTTACATAAGCGCTGATGGCGGCAGTGGTACCCCAACCGGTAGTCGCCAAATTAGAGGTAAGATCAAACGTACCAGTGGCAGGATTGAAGGTAGCTGTTTTGCTACCAGTGCCCGTTACAACGAATTTATTTTTAATTGCGTTGTAATAAACACCTGAGAAAGTCTTACCAGACCAAGGCGTAACAAAAGCCGACGACTTAGTCCAAGTAGTGCCACCATCAGAAGAATACGCGATATCGCCCAATGCAACGCCAGTAGCCAACCAATATCCGCCACCGTAAGCGATACTAGTACCAGCCGCAAACCCTGGTTGGGTAGCAACACCTACCCAATTAGTACCGTCAACACATTTGACCAATTTACCCACAGAGGTAATTGCCATAATCGTGTTGCCATCAGACGCAGCACTCACCAAAATTTGTGTGGGTGCTGGGCCATTAGTAAAAAGACCACTTGCTCCGTTATAACCAGCAGCGATAGCTGCAATAACGGCACTAGCGATCGTTGAGATTACACCAGGAAAACCAGGTACTGTAATAGACATATAACGTTCCTTGTTTAAAAAAACTGCTAGTTATGGTTTATAATGTCCAATAAAATCATTTGTGAGGTTGTTTATACTCCCTCCGAAAATGATGCCATTATCTAAAGTATCCACCATCATTAGCAGTTGGTTAGTACCCCATGTCGTTCCATTGATATTCACCGCAGACCACGTGGTCCCGGAATCAGTGGAATAATACAATCGATTACTATCGCCACCAGCATACAGACGGTTACCGGACATCACACCACAATAAATGGGAGAGGGACCCCAACCGCCGTAATATAGGGCATTAGCTACTGTCCAAGTAGAACCATTAACTGACCGCAGAGCACCACCAGAAGCAGCACCTACGAACCAGTATGTGCCTGTCCAGATGGCCGTATATGGTCGACCGGCACCGCCCCAAGTATTACTGAAGCTAGTACTAACGGACGTCCACGTCCCGCCATTAGTTGAGGTACTACACATTCTATTAAGACCAACGGCGAGAATAACCGATCCATTCCAACCCATTGCCGTCACGGCTTGTGCTGCGCCCGTGGTCCAACCAGATGGCTGTGTTGCAGTAGTCCAGCTAATCCCATTAGTCGAGTACAAAAATGTACCATTACTCGTGCCTACGACAAATCGACTCCCCGTCCAGACTGCAGCACCCATGGAATATGCCGCAGCATAAACGTAAGAAATTGTCCAAGTTGAAATATCCACAGAAACCCAGTTCGTTCCAATACCAATCAATAAAGTTGTACCATTGGAAACCATAACTGTGTTATTAGTAGACGATGGAATTACCGCCAAAGTGCGCCATTCATTCAGCGACAAGCGGCAAGTCCAATTTACACCATCCGTAGAACTAGCTAATACACCGTCGCCATTGATGGCAAAATATGTATTATTACTTTTAATGATGCCTTTACATGGGGTATTAGAACCCCAGGTAGCGCGTGCCACCAAAAGCATATTTGCCCATGATCCAGTATTTTCGGTTACACGACATAAACGTGTATATTCACCAGTGATGTATAGTGAATTTATTCCACCATGTCGCACTGAGATCATGTTCACAATGTTCGCTGTGGTACCCCATGTGCTACTATTCAGAGTACCATCAAATACCCACGTTATACCATCGACACTGCGTCGAAAATTCGACGCTGTAGTACCAGAAATATACCAGTAACCATCAACACCATCGAAGTGGTGACCAACTTTAGTGATAGTAGTACCGATACTGACTGTGGACCAACTGGAATACTCTACAGTGTCATTGCATCTGAGAATAGATGTTGAGCCTGTAGTGGCAATAAGAACGGTACCATCATTATTGAATGACAGTTCTGTAGCGCTACTAACTAATGTGGGTCGGTTTGTCCAAGTAATGCCACCATCGGAAGACGTGGCCATTAATCCAGCGGCGCCAGAAATAACAATATCACCATTAGTAGGATTAATGGCAATGGCGTTTACAGATTTATTACTACCCCAGCCTGCAGTAGAGAGATTATCAGTACTGTTAAACAGCCCAGTGGTTTTATTGTACGAAAAAACTCCTACACCAGCAGCTATGATGACTACATTTTTAATGGCATTATAAAGAACGTTATTAATTATTACGTCACTACCAATGGTGCTACTAAGTAAAGTGGATTGAGTCCAATTTAACCCGTCAGTACTAAATACGATCTCACCTGTAGTGTTACCTGTTGCATACCAGACACCATCACCGTAAGTGATACATTTACCTGTCGATAGCCCAGTTAATGTGTCATATTCGACAAAGTTGACCCCATCGTTACTTCGAGCTATTCGCCCTTTGGCGTCCAAAACTAGTAACATTGAATCAGAACTGGCCACACTTTTCAAGCCATTACTGGCAGAAGTACCTTTCGGAAACAGGCCATTTGCTGCTTTGGTATAACCCTGGGCTATTGCTTGGATGACATTTTGCACCAAAGTCGATAACAATCCTGGGAAACCAAATGTAGTAATAGACATGTTTAATCCTTTCTGCGAATAAAAAACCCCACGGCTTAGACCGTGGGGTTTTTTATGTCGTTTTAACGAATATCTTTAAGGGCAGATATCATGATACGACCAGATGTCTCCACAAAGTAACACAGATAATCGACAGAGCCGGCTGCGGTCGAAAGTACCGGTGGTGTTCCGCCTGCGAACTTAAAGATGGCATTGTACGTGATAGTACGGCCACCCGTAGCATCCTGCGTCAGAATCAGGAAACCCGATTGACCCGGCTGAATGTTGGATGGCAAACCCAGGGTGAGGCCGCCGTTCAGTGGCATGGCAAAGTTGTTCGATACCGACAAATCGAGACTGAGGTTGCTAGTATACGGCAAGTTTACAATCTGACCGATCTGGGATTTGCTCCATTGCTGGCTACTGTCAATGCGAGCAATATTAGCCTGCATCTGAGCAAGCGGGACTTTGGAAGCACTATCCAAAGTAGCCACGCCATTAGCGGTGCCTTTTTGAGCATTCGGAATAGCATCCACATCAGCGCGAGCACGCGCTGCAGTGTAATACAAGTTAACACTACCTTCAGGAACTGCATCAGTAGTGCCCGGAGACGGAGAGATTTCTACATAGGTACTGCCAGACCAACGATAGGTGCGGTTGGTATCCAGAGTGATGTAGATAGCGCTGCTTTTGCCAGTAACAGGGAAAGCCGAAAGAGTAGCCCCTTCGATAATCTCCTCTACTGAATTCGGAATCAATGCTGTCGGAATCTTACCATCTACCAGATCCACCACAGTACCGCCTTGAGATACCAAATCAGTACTAGTGAGAGCACCAGCAAGACTTTCGAGATCCAGCACTTGACCATTGATAGTGATACCACTACTGTCAATCACAACAGTATTGGCCACATTCAGTACGGAAGCATTCAAACGAGCAGAACTGAAAGCACGGGTACCTACAACAAACATGGTACCGGTCAACGGCTCGGAGAAGGTCACGATCAACTTGTTGGTCGGATCGGCAGGATTCGGCTCAACGGAAGCAGGGACATCGTAGTTACCATCCAGGTCTTTTACAATGAACCAAACATCTTCGGTATTCAGGTTGTGGTTTACCTGCCAAGTCAGGCTAGCGGCAGCCTGAGTATGCAGGTAGGTAGCGGTATCACTACCTTTAGCAATCGGAAACCAAGTTTGAAAACCACTCACTTCCGTGTAGACATACATCGATGTCCCAACACTGTGGATAGTATTCAGCGCTGGATTCTCGGGAAATGCCCCATTTTGCGTGGAGGACAGTACAACGCCATCCAGCAAACCCAGGCGCCCATGTACTTTTACTTGCTTTGTCATATGGGGAGTCCTATTTATAAAAGAAGGGTCACGGAAAATGCCATGACTCCATATCATTTCGTGAATTATGCAACCGCACCTTTTACATATGCTGCATTATACCCAATAGTACCCGACCAAGTTACGGTGAATCCATTGAGCGCTACCGCATTACCGGCGGCAGCGCCATAGCCGCAGCCGGTAGTCATAGTAGATGCTTCATAACCGTTGCCGCCAGCAGCACCCCAGTCGCCGCCGTTACCGCCTCGGCCTGCATTTGTACCGCCACCAAGAGAACTACCAGCACCACCGGTTCCAGGTCCATTTACTGTACCGGCAGTACCTGCTTGTGCCGCCGAGTAAGATGCTGGGTAGTATGTAGTGCCAGGGGCGCCGCCGTTACCACCACTATAACCTCTACCACCACCCCCGCCACCGCCACCTAAGTTGGCTGAAGCTTTTTGATACAAACCAGCACCACCACCTGCACCGCCGCCACCACCAAAGATGTATCCTTCATTTATAATGTTGGTTTTATATCCAAGGGAAAGTGCCGGTCCACCAGCACCACCATTACCACCTCTAGAAGTCAAAGTGGCACCTGCACCACCATTACCACCTTTACCAACAATGTATCCATTATTCACAATCGTGATGATTGATCCTGCTGGAAATGTCCCCGTAACGATTGCTGCAGTTGCTGTGGTTGTCGAATAGACCCAAACACCCGCTGCAATGGTGACAGTAATGTTTACTGGTGTAATGCCATTCCAACCATTACTTATCGCCATTGATCGAATATTGATATCGGCGGTATTAACATTGATATCGTATCCAGCATTAAACGGCTTAATGCCACCACCCATAATAGGTGCTATAATAGCGCCAGGAATCATGCCCATTATCCTTAAATAAAAAAGAGACCATCCGGCAACGAGTGGTCTCTTATGTCGCTTATTTAATATTCAACGCAGAAGTGATGAAAATGCGGGCTGGCGATTCTACATAGTAGAACAAGTAGTCGACAGCACTACCAGTAGTTGTCAATACAGGTGGTGTGCCGCCAACAAACTTATAAACAGCGTTATAAGTCAGTGTTCGACCGCCAGTGGTATCTTGCGATACTGCAATCACACCCGACTGACCTGCCACTGCATTAGTCGGCGCAGCCAATGCACCGTTGCCCGTAAGCGTAAGTGAGTAGTTATTAGACAGGCTCAAATCTAGCGCTATAGATGCCGCGTACGCGAGTGCGACCACTTGACCGCGCTGACTCTTAGTGAAGGTCTGTGCGGTGTCTACGTAGGCTGTATTGGCCGGCAATTGGGTCTTTGGGACCTTAAGTGTAGCATCCAGCGTAGCAATACCATTAGGGGCACTCAGTTTACTCAACAACGTCGCATTTGTCTCATCACCGGTGTTACTACCGCTAAGAGTGGTAATACCTAGTTTGGTTTTAATAGTGGCTGCTGTCTCGTCGCCTGTATTAGTACCACTAATCGACGTAATGGACAATTTGGATAGGATCGAAGCATTGGTTTCATCACCTGTGTTACTACCACTAAGCGTGGTAATGCCCAATTTCGATTTAATTGTTGCGTTTGTCTCATCACCAGTATTCACTCCCGAAATGGAAGTGATGTTGAGTTTATTGAGGATGGTAGTTTGAGTTTCATCCCCAGTGTTGGCACCGGACAAAGTCGTAATGCCTAGTTTGGTTTTGATAGTGGCCGCTGTCTCGTCACCTGTATTAGAGCCGGTGAGATTAGTTAGGCCCAGTTTGCCCAAGATAGTGTTCTTATCTTCATCTCCTGTGTTGGCTCCAGTTAGAACACTCACTCCTAGTTTACCTTTAATCGCGGTACCAGTAAGGTTGTTCTTAATTGTCCCGCCATAGCCGCTAACGGCCTGAACCAGATGATTGACAGTGTCGCCAAGTCGTGACATACGTACCTCTACTAAAGGGTGGTTTAGGTTATTTTTACTATAGTTGTATATTTTATCACCATAGTCCATAGGATTTTGAAAGAACGGCATAAGACGACCCCGTTTCCGAGGTCGTCTGTATGTCAGTCGTTACTTACTACAGGTACTGGTTGCCCTTCATCAGCTTCGATACTAAGTTTGCAGTGATCTTTCTGGACAATATCCAATAGCTTACATAGCACGCACCAATGCCGCACCTTGGCCAATTGACCTTTACCTGCGCGACTACTAATGGATTCATCTTCATCACCACCAATAGCCGCATTTACTGTTTGGTCAAAACCAACAGAAACACGCAGGGAATGTCGACTACCCGCCAATGCATGGAATAGACCTAGGACAATAGCAAGCAGTCCGCCAATAGAAGCAACGAACCAAAGTGCCAGCAATACGATTCTGACTTTCATTTGGACACCTACTTCAGACGGCCAGTTGCGCCATGGAAATGTGCCTTACCATCCAACACTTTGTGGGCAGCATCAAACATGACGTACTGATTACGGATAAACTGGAGTTTCTCTTCTACGGACTTTTCGCCAGAATTCAGAAAGTTCTCCATGTTATCTTCTAGTTTACCTACCCAGATAGCCATCTGGGCTTGTTTAACCTTGAGACTCATTGATCAACAACCTTTCTGCACGTGCATAGAATTGTTTCAGATACGCCACGTTCTGGCGATAGTTATCTTTCTGGTTAGCGTTATCAAAGTCAGTTACCTTTGCAAGTTCTCGCAAGTTAACCAAACTTTTGTGTATCTCCACTAACACATCTTCATAACGTGTCAACGTAGCCGGTGATACGTTAGAGATGACTTTTTTAGTCCCCTGAAACTCCATCTAGCCTACCCCTTAATCATTAAACAATACCAATGGTAATTCCTCAAAGTCAGTGACTTGATTCAGAATATAATCACGTTTTGTATTGAATTGCTTCAGCAGATTCAATTTGAATGCGACACCATCGGCGACAACTTGCTTCAACTGAGAGAAAGTGTGGTTAATGTACACTTTAGGTTGTACTACACCATCCACCACTGGGCGTGCAGCATAGTCTTCTGCACCACCGTTGGGATTCTCTACAGTTGGGAATACGTTAACAAGCGAGCCTGCCAAGTTCAGTTGGTCTACTACCTCACTGTCATACATGTGTGGCGTACCAAGTGCTGAACTTACAAACCCACTAATGATTGCTTGTTCACAATCATGACTAAGTTCTACAATGCGTTTCTTTTTGGCGACTTCCAGAAAAGCAGCTTCAATAGCAGCTTGCGTTGGAATAGGATCGCCAGTCTCCCAAGTCAGATTGGCATAGTTGGTTGGATCACCAATACATACCACACCTACATTTGGAAAACATGCGCCAATTGCTTCTACGTAATTGATCATTTAGCTAGCTCCGCAATCGACCAGTAAGAAGGATTCACACCACCCAATGTGTTACCATCAGGTCTGCCAATTGACCAGGTTGTACCAGACACTGCTGCGCCAATGCGACATGCAATAGTCATGGGGTTAAGGCTACTTACATCAATGATTGATTTCACAACGAAGTCACGACCACCAGTTACTGTTTCACCACCAGCAATTGGTATAACGGCCAGCAATGTAGTATCGGCCCAAAGAGTCAATACAATAGAACTTTTCATTTTCTTGATATCGACGATACCAGAGAAATCAATCAGCAATGTATTGCCGATCTTCTTAGGGGTAATTTGCTGCGACCACAATAACGTACCTTCAGTTGGTAGTGGTGCATTATTACTAATGGCAATCACGGTAGTACCTTGCTGCTGGGGTACCGTCCCATGGTAAATCGCTTCCACCCCTTTGATGCCAGCCACGTCACTAGTATAAGCGACCTGTTTCTTAGTCACCGACCCATTTGCACCTGGCTCAGCAAACACTATACGTTTTACAGCATCATTAAACCACATCCGTGTAGCAGACGGATTCACTGGATCTACTGCCAGCGTCTCAAGCTCAAAATTCTCTACCTCACCCGTACTACCGGCTATCTTGATGCTACCATGGACTTTTACACTCTTACTCATTTTGGATACCTAAAAATTACATGGCATAAAAGAGAGTGACCCGAAGGTCACTCTCTTTTAATTCACTTCTAGCAATTAAGCCAGTTGTGCGGTCGAGATGAAGGTAACGCGAATTTCGCGGGACTCAGACAGAGTAACCAGAACGCTGTTAGCGTCGGCGATTTCCACCGGCACCACGTCGTTACGGAACACGCCGTCATCACCCTTCACCATTACGCTGTAGGTGAATTCGTCGCTGTTGAAGCCGTGAACAGCGGTGTGCACCAGGGCAGCACCGGTCGAACGCCAGGTCTTACGACCAGCATTCAGGGCGGCTTTCAGGGCTTCGGAGCCAGCACCAGCAGCGGCTTCAACGGAATCCAGACGGGAGTCCAGAGCAGTTTCAGCAGCAACGGCACGAGCAGCTTCAGCCGACAGGTCAGAAGCCAGTTGGGTTTCAGCAGCCTGGGCGCGAGCGGTTTCAGCCGACAGGCCGGATTCCAGGGTGGACACGCGACCTTTGAAAGCAGCGTCCAGGTCAACAGTGTAACCGATGTCCTTGGAACCAGACACTTCAGTGAAGCCAGCAGAACCAACAACAGTGAAGTCGGTGTTGTCCAGGATATCGATAGCGCCCAGGGAGTTGAACAGCAGGCCATCACCTTCGTTGGCATGCAGAACAGTACCTTCAGCGCCGTTCTTGAAGAAACCAGCGGTGTTTACTTTGTAGTAATCGCCAGCGTCCTTCTGCGACAGAGTGGACATGTCGAAGGCATTGGCTTCGTCAGCACCCAGGTCAACCAGGCCCACGTATTCGAACACATCACCCAGAGCGGAGATTTTGGCATCAACGCTGGCAGTGGTAGCGAAAGTGGTTTCAACGGTGGTCAGGCGACCATCGATGCCGGCTTCGGCAGCTTGTGCGCGGCTAACTTCAGCAGCGATTGCATCAGCATTGACCTGGTCACCAGCTTCGCGAGCGGCAACTTCAGCGGTCAGTGCAGTTTGCAGGGCGCCTTCGGCAGCGGTAGCACGAGTAGCCTCAGCTTGTTCAGCTGCGGTAGCACGAGCGATTTCAGCATCCAGACCAGACTGCAGGCTACCTTCGGCAGCTTGTGCACGAGTAACTTCTGCGGACAGGGAATCCTGCAGAGCAGACTCAGCACCAGCGGCGCGGGAGGCTTCAGCTACAACTTCAGCTTGTACTTCGTTGATGGCTGCAACCAGAGTGCCTTTGGCATCGGTAGTCAGGTCAACCAGGTTACCGGTAGCGCCGGAAGCAGTAGCAGCCAGGCTATCGATAGAGGCTTGCAGGCCAGCTTCAGCTGCCTGGGCACGAACAACTTCAGCTTGCTCAGCGGCTTGGGCGCGAGTTACCTCGGCAGCCAGGTCAGCGGAGATTTGAGCTTCAGCGGCGGTAGCACGCGAAACTTCAGCGTTCAGACCGGATTGAAGACCAGCTTCAGCGGTTTGTGCACGGGATACTTCAGCAGTCAGACCAGCTTCGGTGTTGCTTACGCGATCTTTGAAGGCTTGAGCCAGATCGATGGTGTAGCCGATTTCTTGGCTACCGTTAGCTTCTACGAAGTCGGCAGTGCCGGAGATACCGTAGTCGGTGTTGTCAACTTTGTCAACGCCACCGGAGGTGTTCCACAGCAGGCCGTCGCCGATATTGGCATGGAAGGCAGCTTCTTCACCAACTTTGAAATAGCCATCAGCAGCTACTTTGTAGTAGTCGCCGGCATCTTTCAGGGTCAGGGTAGCCAGATCGAATGCGGAAGCAGCGTCGGCACCACCGGACACCAGACCAACGTATTGGAAGGCGTTACCCAGGGAAGCGATCTTACCATCAACGTAGGAGATGGTTGCGTAAGTAGCTTCAACAGCGGCCAGACGGGTATCCAGACCAGCTTCAACGCCAACAGCGCGTGCTGCTTCGGCGGCGATGTCATCACCCAGGGAAGTCTGAGCGTTGTTCAGTGCAGTTTGCAGGGCACTGATAGCGGCCTGCAGTGCAGCTTCGGCAGCTTGTGCGCGGGTCAGTTCAGCTTGTTCGGCGGCGGTAGCGCGGGTCACTTCGGCCGACAGATCAGTTTGAAGCTGAGTTTCGGCAGCAGCTGCGCGTGCTGCTTCGGCGGCCAGTTGGGAGGCCAGGTCTTGTACAGCAGCGTTGAAGGCAACAGCGTCGCCGATTACGCCAATTTTCAGAGCACCAGTGCCATCGATGAAGGTGTATTTCACTTCATTGGTGGTACCGTTTACCCAGAAACGACCCGGTGCGGTTACGATCGGATCCTGAGGCAGGACTTCAATCGAGAAGTTCTCGATGGTTGCGCCATTTGCGAGAACGAGGCTATGGAACTTTTGTTTACCGGCCATTATCTAACTCCAGTTGAGTTTTATACTGCATGGGAAAAAGTGACATCAACAGCGAACACTGTTCCAGATATGTCACTGCATTCAGTCTACAAAAAACTGAATAATGACAATGCCAGATTCTGGTTCAGTGAAATGAATGGTAAATTCATTACTGTCGATTGGTTCGAATGGCGCGTGAAGAATATCTTTCACGTCATTCATGATCGTCATACTAAACAGTTCAGTGTTAAGGTCGTGCTTAATGTTCAACATTTGCGTTGCTGCAAATGTATACTTTCTAACCACCAACCCACCCAGTCGCTGTTCAGCAATCAGGTCGATCTGGATTTTGGCGTCTTTAGCAAGCTTTGCTAAAGATGGGTAGGCACCTGCCTCCCCTTGCACCATTAAGTTTTCATCGCCCTTGACAAAGTCATGAGCGAGCCCGGAATCGGTAATGAACCGATCGATGTGCCAGGCTAGAGTTTCTTGGGGTGTAGAGTTACTCATTTTCGATCATCTTTTGTCAAGTCAAATAACCAGGAGACGGCAAGGTAAAGTTCATGTGGATATGCAGTTTATCCACCATAGGCGTTAAGCCATAGATGAAAGGCACATCCAAAGAACCAGACCAAACCAGCGAGGTGCTGCTTGCCCGGACAGTAATGGTACCAGTGGTACCGATGTCCATCGCACCGTAACTAAATGGTTCGATATCTGCAATGGTCAAATGTGCATTTGTCGCACTGTTCAGATACGCTACTACATCAGCTTCAGTAAATGGCTGTTCAACCAGGAAAGCAAGATCGCCATTACGACCCAGCATTGACAGCAAATAACGATTATAGAAAACCTCCACCCCACCATAGAAGTTGGAGTTTATGGCTCCAGAAACTATGATTCTGGTGTTTGAAAGATCATTGCCAGTTGGGTCAACCAACCGTGGCAGAGAGAATGTTACGTCAGTGCCAACAAGGACACCAGCCGGCTCATTCGCTGCGATAATCAAACCCAATAGTTCGTCTCGACCTATGTAGGCTTGATCCGCTCCATATGATTGCGGATTTGGAAGAATACCCAGCATTATTTGCAGGATTAGATCATTAAGATCCATGGATCCTGCCAACACTGCTTGAAGAATTATCTCGCCTATCCACCCATAAGATTTGCTAGGATCGATCTTAACCTTCAGACCAGTCCGCAAGACATCTGGCGGATACCGTGTATCTTCAATTTCCTCAGCAATAAGATCCAAACCCAATGCTTCATTAATCTGCGGTAAAATGCGCCGCGCATTAACAGGCAGGGTAGGAATCCTTACCTCCAGAATACTCCCCGGAGGTAAATGCTTCAGTACATTCAGGTTAAGTCGCGTATAGGAGAGCACCTGCTCTTCGAACTGACCATCCCAAATTAAAGGGGTAAATGTGACTTCCGTGTTCCGCTGAGCGCTATCTGGGGAGATTGATCGAGGTGGTGAAAACAGAAAGTCTTTGCCATAGTCCAAGTGCAGGTCGTTGGCAGTAAGCAGTTCTGTAACCAGTCGGTCAAGGCTCTTCCCAGAATAAGGTTTGATTCTGCTCATTCGGGTCTCTCCGACGAGGGTAGGAAGAACGCAGGAAAATAGTCATAACTATTACCGTTTAGCTGACAGGTGACTCCACAAAGAACGTTAGAATCGAACGTCGAACATAACGGCTATCTGTAAACCCTTGTCCTTCCATCGCCGTAAAATGATGCGCTTTCAATATCACCCCAATAGCACTAGAAACTACACCGTTACTCAAGTATAGAATATTAGCCAGCGTGCCTGGTAAAATAAGGGTTGGATCTGAATTTTCCCACACCAAGTTGAAAATTGCACCGCGCCGCTGTGCTAACCGCGACAACTGCTTATAGCTGTTAGTCGTGATACGTTCTGGTGCGATGGGGGCGAAGGTCTTTTCCGTAGCTTGTTGATCAACCACAAACTCATTTGTGATATCAACTTGCTGAGTTACCGATTTGTTATCTTCGGTGGTGAAGAATTCTCCCATGAACATATTTGCATTTGAAAAACGAGCGCCATTGCCAAAATTCTGCTCATTCGACTTGCGTGGGTCGTTGAACTTTATTTTTCCCGTCGCCAGAATGACTACATTATCGCCATTCTTCCGATAGGTTCTTTCTATTCCCGGCATTTTATTCTCCGGGATGTTAACGATAGTCACTGCCCTTGTTGTTTGATTATAGCGCTTTACATCGTACGCCGGATAAATATACCAGTACCCTTGATAAAGGTAATAGCCCAAACCCGAACTGTAAATCCCGCCTACCTTTTCTTGTATGTAGTTCGGAACATCCACCAAACGGATACCTTGGGGGATAACGATGTGGTCACGCACCTGGGTATTGTGTGCGGGGACCATATCCACCCCTTGCAGGGCGATCTTGTCATCCACTAAAATGCGGCGACTTTCATTGACCATCACTGTCTTCAGTACATCCTCGACAGTTGCTTTCCGCCATATTCCACCTAACATGGCAAATCGCAGCATTGCAGCAGCTTTATCCACTAACTGCATCTGGACGTCAATAAAACCCCGACGGTTCATAGCTTCCTGCCCAGGTGCATTAGAAGCTGTGATATCTACCATCGGGTTACCGGTATCTACCAGTGTCGCTGCAAACCGTTCAACACGTTGAGCACTGGCGTTGTTATCGCCTCCAATTTCCGACCGGGGGGACATTACAACGGAAAGCTCAAGGTTGCTACGATTCGGGTAGACTTGATATGCATAGTCACCAATCGGCATGGTGACTTTAATGAATATCTTGTCTGTATAATTGTTGACGTAATCGCGTTCAATATCAAACTCGATTACTTTAAAGGCTCGATAGTCTTGCTTCGAGGCCATCAAATGAATCACTGCGGCTAGGGCATAGTGGGTGTTATTCTCATTAGAGTTAGCAACCTTAAGCACCTCACGCCACAGCGATGTATTTTCTATCTCCATCGGAAGTCCTTAATGTCCTTGTATTCACCCAATACGTCACCAAAGCCTTCGCGTTTAGGTTTGTTCTGTTCTTCATCGTCGTCGTTTTGAACAACTGGGTCAGTTTTGAAGTTAACCCCTTTGAAGAACTTAGTCACGCCACCTACCGCTTTAGTGAAGGCGTCTTCCACTTTACCATTCGGGAAGAAGCGGTGTGCTGACGGATATACCCGACTAGCGAATTCATCAAGAATGATGAGATCATCCACAGGCGCATCCCCTACACCGAATTGTTCATTCAAGTAGTTAACCCATGTTTCCACGTGCTTATGGACAATCTCATAAATCTCTTTTGCATCTTTAGGATCTACGAGGTATACCGCAACCCCGTTAGCATGGTACTTGGCCATTTCGACGATAGGTACCATGCACATGATCAGCTGCTTACTGGCATTCTGATCATATTCCTTGTTCCGCGTTACCATTACGCCGTGCTGTGCGATATGCCCAATGCTACGTCGAGCCAAATCGTTTACGCGAATAGCGAACAGTTTGTGGAATAAGTAATAAACGGTGTCCCGGTCTTCAGGGGCAACCCAGGTACCTTTACTCGTCATGACCTTTCCCTTTTCTTAAATGGTTCTGACCAAATGTTTGATGAGGATGAGGAGGATAGGAAGGTAATAGAACTTCTCCATCCGGCCCCACTTATGGCTGGACTGTGCCAATTTCACCAGCATATCAAACGATGGCTGACTACCTTCCAGATAATCCATCACTTGTGCTTCGAGGATAGACATCTGAGTGCGGTCTTTCAGATAGAAAGCCTCACTGAGAATATAGTAGTCATCATCCAGCACTGGTTTGATCAACGGAATGGTGGATTCCCCGCCTTCCGTATTTGGTACCAGAACAGTATCTGTGTAAAAATCATTGGTATCGGCCAGCACGTTATCAGACAATGAGCCAAAATCTTTACCAGTATCCCAGCCTTGTTCCATTGCTGTTAGTGGGAACACGACAGCTTGTACGCCACTAAAGTAAACACCATCCAGTTTAGCCACTCGGCTAAATGTGTTGGTATTAGCAAGACCGACACGCTGTACGCCATAGTCGAGACGATAAATATCCCGTTCGTATAGCGCATCCAGCAATGTTTGTTGTTCCATCCGCAAACTACATTCGCAGTTCAATACACGCAGATGAGAACTCAGATAGCTATCACGTACCGTCGTGAATTTAGCAAACAGCTTAGACACGAAGTGATCGTAAATAGGTACCGATTGACCAGGGATTGCCAGTACCATGTATTCGCGACTCATGTAACGGGCAATGTATTCAGCCAATGAGTTCCGATAGAACTTGGTCAGCACATTCACTGCGTCGTACATCTCGGTCGTCACCATTGGGTTCTGACCGTAATTTAAGAAGTCACGGATAAAGTGCAGAGTCTGTACCGTCTTCTTATTCAAGTCCCCTAGACGCTGTTCAGTAGCAAAGTCCACGCTGATATAAGTGATTGCATGGACTGCTTCTTTGTAAATGCTTTTACGTTCAGAGGACGTTACTTGGAAGACAGCCAATCTACCGTCACCAATGTCAGCGACAAACATGTCGCCTTCATTTGGAATCAAGCACGGATAGACGTTGGCGCCGCCGGACAGTTCCATCGACTTTTGTTCTGCATCTTGGGAGTGGGTCAACGGATCAGTGACCCGCAATTCCATACCTTTGATCAGACGATATTGCTGTAAGGGCCCTGGCATGTTCTGCTGTTGGGCTGCCAATTCACTGTCACGTGACAATACTTGGCTATAGTAGTACGGTACTGTCCAAGCACGACCCTCAATATTGACATTGAGGTTCTGGCTGGATTCATACCGCGTGTCCACGACATTGGTATTCACCGTCGGGGCAACGATTTTTACCGGAGTTGTTTCTTCTGGCGGGTAATCGTCAATCTGTTCTTCATCCAAAAGAGGCATGCTCTTTCTCCTACTACTTTAGCGAGAAGCCAACGAATAGGCTTCCACGGTTAGAGTTTGGCAACGATTATGGCGAATAGGGACAGAACCTGCACCCATCCAACCAGTTAGATCTAGTACCAATTGATTCCAGTCATCGCGTCGAATAAGGTTACCACCCAACAACGGGGGTAGTTTACCATTAACGGCCAGATTTGGATTCAGCACATTGATGATGCTAATGGCAGCTGGGCCATTGTTACGAGCCCGCTCAACGGCATCAGGTGATAGCAGAGAAAGATCTTCTACCAGACCTAAGCGCACATGATACTGCTTACGTGGATCTAGATCAAAATTACTGGTGACATTTAGATCAGCATCGATCTTCACATCCCGCCATGACAGTCGTTCGTACCCCTCGTACAGATCCAATGTGAACATTGAATTGTAAGCCCGAGTCATAAACGGAGCTTCTACTGACATGAAATTATAAATCAGTTCAGAAAGTTTTACCTTGGTGTCGTCAGTACGGAAGTTAAACAACGTACGTGGCTGCAGTGGATCCACTATTGACAATACTGTCATCAGCCGCATAGTATCGGTTGGTACTGAGTTTGGAATGAACTCATCAAAGTACGGAATAGCATAGCCCTGCTGCTGCAGAATCCGCCAGTAATCGCGTTCACTTTCAAATGCACCAATGGCACGTTGAGACAACGATCGGTTGTTCAGGACGCGTTCTGAGGCGCCTGGATACTCTTTATCGGGGTCAGGACGATAACGCTTCGAAAGCAATTGCTGATGGATGATAATGGGATACACCATCCGAGCAGAAATGGGCTTTGAATACTTAAACGTATATGTGAAACCTACGTTCCAGTTAGTGGTCTCTCCTTCTCGATTACCTTCCTCAGGCATCTCCGGGAAATCAAACCAACCTTGCACGCGACCTTGCGTTTCTGGCATCACCAGAAGATCATTCTTACCCGCTTGATCCACAATAGTGGTCAGGCGTTCACTAGAGTGTTTCTTGAAGTACGTGTCGTAGTCTTCGCCATAGCCAAACTTATTCTCCCGCAGACGATGTAGTTCTTTGAGGATAAAAAGGAACTCCAATGGAATAGGGTAGTTATAGGTCAAGCTATGTAAACGCACTTCTAATCGCGCATCCAAACGCGCTAGCATTTCGTTGCGCCAGCGCTGGGCTGCAGTTTTATCTTCAGCACGATAACGGAAATTAACCCGTACTTCCATCTGACGATATACAGGGCGAATGAAAATACCTAATGCGTCGTCCAAGAAGATATATGGCTGTTCCATACGGAAAGCATCTGATAACTGCGGACTATCTTCATCAGGCGATTCTGTTACCTCCAGAAACACTTTGCCATGTTGATTGAAAAGGGCAACATCATCGTTGTTGTCGATTTGATCACCTACCATACCAGTCTTACCCGGCTGACTCGCTTTATTGATGTCGCCTGGATAGAAGATACGAGTGTCTTTAGGGATACCGGTCATGGTAAAGAGTTCACGTACCACACCCAATACAGCTGGACGGGTAACCGAGTACTCAGTCTCCGGTAATCCGAGTATAACGCTAGGCACAATAAGCTCCTTTACTAAACCTTGTCATAGAATCCCTCAGTTTTCTCAATGACGGCATAAGAGGAGAGAGTTTCCCCTCTCCTCTGTTTAGCTTAATTAGACATTAAGCAGCAGCTTCTTCTTTCTTGTCTTCAGCGCTGGCAGCTTCAGCTTTCATGGACTGGGCAATAACCGCCATCACCCCACGTACAACTACCATGGCGTGCTTCTGAACTGAAGAGATCGGCTCTTTAGACCACTTGGCGAACGACAGATTGAGGGACAGTGCGTTCTTGATGATCGCATTGCCTGTGTCACTACCTTCGATGCCTTCAGCGCGAATTTTATCCCAAGCTTCAGCAGCTTTCTTGGAATTAACTTCGATATCTTCACGCGCTGCCTTGATGATCTTCGGACCTTCGCCGCGCGAAAAGCCCTCGATGGCATCCAGGATGTCTTCCAGGTGTGCAACGATGTTGCCAATTTGTTTGGCATCGAAGCGACGGAACGACACACTAGTCGGTGCGGTACCATCTGCCGAAGTGGCATCCAGCGTGATTTCGCTATTGCGAGCACGCTCGATCAGTTGCAGCCCCAGATCCTTGTCACCTTCACCGGTACGTTCAATAGAACGCGCAAACAGAGTTACGTTACCGATCAGCGGAGCGCCGCGCTGAACAGTAAAGTTCGGCCAGCGTGGGTCTTTAACTGCCTTACCATTTGGCAAATTCTGCTGCAGCTTCACTGCTTTCAGAACTTCATCCAAGAAGGCGTCTTGGAAATCCATCAGATCACCGACAGACTTAGCTTCACCCATCTTGTCCAGACCACGCAGTGCAGTACAGATATCGCCAGACATGGCTTTCAGTTCACGTGGGCGATTCTCCATCGTCCAGCGAACAACTTCCGATAGGTCCTTCAGTGCATCCTGCAGACCAGCGCCATCTTTGATAGGCTTGTCATCTACCACGAAGAGCTTGGCGCCAGTCTTAACTTCAAACTCACCTTCCGAGGCAACACCCTCTTTGAGTTTGGCTTTCAGATCGGCCAGTGCTTTACGAGCACGCGGGACTTCACCAACCATGTTGTAGAAGAAACTGTCAATGCCGGCCCAGATCTTCTGCAACATCGCCAAGATGCCTTTCAGAATGTCAGCCGCCTTTTGACGCATACTGGCTGCAGACTCCATACCGGTTCGCGCCGATTCCATTGCTGGCACGATTTCTTCCGGCTCTACGTCGGTACCTGCAACGGCCATCTGACCAGCAGTAGCCATCAGTGCCGATTCCACTGGTGTGGCGGTTTCGATCTGATCTGCGATGATAGCCATATCTTCCAGGCCATCAGAAACTTCCAGTAGACGTTCGGCAGATACCAGTTCTTCACTGGACTCTTCGTCGCACTGGCGTGCTTCATCGGCCATTACGTCGGCTTCTTCCAGAGAGATCTCCAGAGGCTTAAATGTCGATTCTTCTTTGCGGGTTTCCATACCCGCACGCAGAATGTGACGCATTGTCTTTTCCTTTGATTTCAGTATGGGTTATTATTCGGCTTCGACTTCTACTTCGTCGGCGTCGGCTTCAGCACTGAGATTGCCTTTGATCTTTTCTAGGCCAGCATGGCTCATTTGAGTCAGTTGGAAACCAACATCACCAGCATGTTTGAAGATCGGCTGAATCGGGGTCTTGACCATGGATGCGAACGAAACAGAAACGTTAGCGGCTACCTTGAGCAGGGCTTTCTGCTCTTCAGTAATTTCGTTGGTTTCTTTGTACGAAGTAATGATCTTGATGATGGACTCATCAATACGCTTAGTTACTTCTTGTAGTTCTTTCGGGAAAGCAGAGCGATTGAAATGCTCAACGATGTCGGCAATTTCAGTCACCATATCCAGCAGCTCATAGCACTCGCTCAGTTCAAATGCATCAAATCTGATTTCAGTCGGAACTACTTTGGTCTTCAGATTGGTATCTTCAACCACGATAGTTGAAGTACGAGCCGCTTCCAGTTCAGCTGCCATGTCGCCTTTATTGCGGGCAATCATGTCATGTTGCACCAACGACACACCGCAGAACAGCGCGGCACCGACATAGGTGGTCGAGGACGGACGACGAGCGGTACTTTCTTTGTGGCCAGGGAACTTAGCTTCATGACGCAACGCTGCAGTCAGATCTTTGGCAAAGCCTTCGATATCATCCTGTTTGTAATCAGCATAGGCCTTAGCGATGCCTTCACCTACCTTCAGCAGACCCTTGGCATAGTCTTCAGCTACCCATTTCAGAGTTGCCAATTCATCAGCCACTACTTCTTTCAGATCTTTGAAGTTAGTGATTTTGCGATCACCAACGATGAAGAAGTCAGTCGACCAAGTGAACTTGATCGGAGTGGCTTTTTCTTTGGCGTACTTGTCGAGTTCACCACGGATCTCATCCACGTGGGAGCGCAGCAGCGGTACAACGCCGACGTTCTTGCGGAACCATTCGGCAATGCTTTCGCGTACGCCAGCCAGAGCACCATGAACAGAGTCCCAGATAGCCTTGGCTTTTTCACGCAGAGTTTCAGCCATCTCCATGCCGACACGACCATGGGCTTCCATAGCCGGAACGATCTCAGTGGCATCAACATCAGTACCAGCCACAGCCATTTGGGCCGAAGCATTGATGAGGGCGGCTTCAACCGGCGTAGCGGTTTCGATGTTTTCGGCAATCACAGCCAGGTCTTCCAGACCATCGGACATCTGCAGCATGCGTTCCATGTTACGCATGTTGTTGTCAGATGTAGTTACTTCAGCCTGGGCATCGTTCACCATCACTGCAGCTTCAGTAGGGTCGATATTCAGCGGCTCAACCTGTTGTTCGGCTTCGACTTCTACAACCTGGTCTTCTTCCATACCAAGACGGAGCAAATTACGCATTTTTAAATCCTTTTCGATCAGCCAGCAATAATGGAGAGTGGGGTTACCCCCACCCTCCGTTATTATAGCGGCAGGTGATTACTTGGCTTCAGCAGCTTTGTACTCTTTCAGGGACAGTTGTGCCCAGTCCAGGTACGCGCGGCAGGTGCTGGTAGCATAGCCATAGTACTTAGCCGGCAGACCTTGCAGTAGCTCAACAGCCTTCGAGGCCAGACGTGCGGTGGCATTGCGAGCACTTTGACGATCAGTCAATGCTTTACCAGCAGTTTCGACATCAACCTTCGTACCGGTTTTACCAGACTTGGCGTTATTGTAACCTTCTTTAGCGCCTTCAGCAAAGGCCTCAGCAAAGAGACCAACGTTGGATTGCGACAGTTTCTTGGCACTGGATTGCAGCGACTTAGCGATCGGATCGAACTTGTTGGCTTCTTTGCGATACTCGATCATGATGTTCGCAATTGCGATGGTATCGTTGGCCAGACGGATGATTTCGTCTTTAGACAGTACCTTCAGCTTACCGGAAGCTTCGCCACCACCATGGACCAGAGAAGCAGTCTGTTGAGATTGGGCAACTGCATCAGTGGTTTCAGAAGCCAGGATTTCCAGATGAACGCCGCCCGGCAGTTCTTCGGATACCAACAGCTGGAAGCCGTCTTTGTCGCTCTTACCTTCTTTCATGCCTTTAACACCGGCGAACGAAGACAGAATGCTGTAGCTCAGATCAGCCGGTGCTTTGTTGGAAGCACATTCTGCCATGAACTCAGCGATAGCCTTACCGCCTTTTTCGGTGATAGTCGGCCAGGCGCCATTGATGCCTTTGGCAATAGTCTCTACTTTGGTCAGACCATCCAGTGCCGGCTTGCCACCAACAGAAACGTTCTTCACCAGACTGTCGCGCTCGATTTCGTCGTTAGCAGCCTTCTTGTCACCCAGGCTTTCAGCAGCAGCTTTCACGGATTCAGCACGTGCTTTTACTTTCTCGCCAGCAGCGAACATTTTCAGCAGGTAGCTACGCACCCACTCGTAAGCGCGGTTGATTTGTTCCAGAATACGTTGCCAAAGTTTCTTGACCTGCTCACCCAGGGATTCCATGGACAGGCGGGTAGCGTTCTGGCGGGAAGCAACACCACCGAAGGATTCCAGACCCGGCATTACGCGGCGGGTAGCCGGCATGCCAACGGATTGCAGCAGATAGTCAGCGTGACGAGTAGCGAATTGAGCCGCATCGCGGTTCATACCGCCGCTTTCCATGGAAACGGACATGTCCAGAATCAGGGATTCCAGAGCTTCATGTACTTCCAGAGCATGATCAACTTCTTCTTCCTGTGCAGCGCCTTCAACTTCAGCATCCTGGATCTCGATCAGTTCGGCTTCCAGGGTGTCGGCAGCCGGCTCTTCGATTTCAACTTCTTCCTGAACTACAGCGTCGTCAGCACCTTCGGCAACTTCGGCAGTTTCAGTAACTTCAGCGGTTTCACGAGCTTCACGTTCATTTTGTTCACGAGCGGAGGCTTCTTCTTCGCGGCGGCGTGCATCTTCTTCAACGGTCTCGTCGGAGAGCAGACCTACTCGCAGGTTGGTTTTAAACAGAGAACGCATGTGGTGTTACTCCTATTGCAATAGGGATTTGAAAATTGAGTACCCGCGCGGTACGGTTAAGAACCAACACCCACGACCGAGTTATCGACCGTGGGCGGTGATAGCTATACTATTTACAACTAACTCAGGCGCCACCGAACATGACGTCCATGGTCATCACTAGATCTTCAAAACCACCAACATGACTAGTCCATCGCTGAATAACTTCTTTCAGAGACAGGTGCTGGTCTTCGGCCGGATAGTTGAAGAACATACGAGCAGCTTCACTCATGTTGCCAGTAGGCTGGATATTGGACTGGGTGATTTCGTAAGTCGGATGACTTTCATCAAACGACAATACACGAAGCCATGTAGTACAATCCAGATCACGCTTACCAGTAGTGATGAACTTCATGGTGTCATCCACGAAGCGCGAATGATTGTCCGAGAACATCGGGCTCCTGTACTGTGCCTGATACCAATAGTAGAACGATTTGGTACCGAAGGCAGAGAGAGCAGCCAGAAGAATGCGTTTACGGAAATCGAAAGACCGCACGATAGCCAGTTCACGCATTACTACGTCAGCCAATGCATTCACTTCTTCATTGTGCGGATAGATCTCACGACCACCTGTGTTACCAGTAATCACATTCTGAATATTGGTCAGGTTGACTTGAATGCCGCGATTCACCTTCTTGACTACGGAGAGTTCAGCACCAACAAACCCTCGAGGATAGACCATGAAGGAATTGGATGCTGTATCAAGCATACTCTTGCTCCATTTTCTCGATCTCGTAGTTGAGTGCGTTGATACGCGACTCAGCATATTCGATCTCGTTTTGAATCTTGGCATCCGGCTTGCGTTCCATCAACTTCTCCAGGTTGATCTTACGCAGCTGCAGAACACGGAGTTCTTCTTTAGCAGCATGGTAACGTTTTGCCTGCCATTCAGCCACACGCATACGAATGTGGTAGATGATGTTCAGGTTAACCGGGATGAAGCCCATCTTGAACGGATCAACTGCTTCGCCAAACTGAGCCGGTACTGTCTTAGCGTTTTCCGGAGTAATCACGATTTCCGGAATCTCGGCCAGCAGCTTACGTGTTGCATCGGGCTTAACGCTCAACGAATTGATCAGCAACACAAAGTTAGCGAAGTTGTTTTCGAGCCAAGTGATCTCAGCAGGCGACAGGCAGTTCTCGATCTTGTCGATACCGGAATCTTCAAACTTGGAAGTTTCCAGTACGTACACATACATCAGGAACTTACGCGCATACTTACTCAGGAAAGCACCTGCTTCCAGCAACTGGATCAGGTTAGCCTTACGATAGCTCAGGCCAGCCTTCTCGATGTCGTCGAGGAATACCTCATCGATCATCTCTTGCGCTACCACCAGGTTACCGTACACGTTTTCCAGCGCATCATTAATGGCAACAATCAGATTGTTCTTGCTGCTACCTTTGGTCATGCGCTTGTAGGTGTCCAGATAGTGAGCATACTCTTCACTCTGGAACTTAAAGCTCTTGAACAGCTTCTCAGCTTGTTCATATGCCGGCATGGTCGTGGTCTTCAGTTCCTCGAGCGTGCAGCGAGCATCGTCAGTCAGACGGCTCTTCTCGAAGTTTGGAAGAAGCGACATGATGAATTTGTCGATACGCATTTTTCAAATGTCCCTTGTGGTTTTAAATGGAGGGCGAATGGCCCGCGTATGGATCTGCGTAATTCCATCCGGAGAATTCCGGATTTTTACTGGCAATGCGTTTTATCGCACTATTTGGCTTAATGCCGAATGCGCGCCCAGCATCAGTAACGCTAGGATATTCAACGCCATCAACAATAACCGATCTCGCATTGGTCATAGCCGCCATTTTACTTTTAGCTCGATGTTCTTCAGTTTGAACGCGGCCGAGCTTAGATTGACGAATTTTCTCTTTAGTCTCGTCAGAGACCACATGTCCCATCAAGCTTTGTGATCGACGACGTTTGGTCTCTTCAGAAACATGGCGACCTTTCATCGCTATCGATATCTTCTCACGAGTTTCTTGCGTCGGACTAATTGCGCTACCGCAGGCGAAGACATCTTTAGCTACATTCATTAAACGAGGATCACCAGCATAGGCATCGATGAGTGTTTGTTCGTAATGCCTAACCATAAGCAATGGATCCATATTCGTCTTCTCTGGGTGCAATTTTGAAAACGACACCTCAAAGTATGGCGATTTGTCATACGCTTTCTGGAATTCTCGATTGATGTGGTCACCTCTAGCCAGAGCACTGGTGTGCTGAATAAATCGACCGTAAGCATCGACAGTGCTGCCGATATAAATCTTGCCTGTTTCCAAATGCCGATAGATGTACACACCAGCTTCCTTAGTCCCTGATGGAGGGATATAGCCAACAAATGTTTTCTTTATCACTCCACGGTTCCTTTTAAAGGGAGGGACTGTTACCTAATTGGTACGCTTTCAAAATTTCGCCAACATCCGGACCATTACCTTTAGCAGCCATCTTCATATCACGGAAGGACACAGTGGTGGTTTCCGGAATAGAACGATGATAAAAGGTAACACGGTCCCAACGCTTGTCAATCACCGCAACGATCATCAGCGAAGTTTCGGCGAAGATCTTTTCACGTTGAGCAAAGTTCTTGAACTGGTAATTGGTTTCCAGTTCCAGTTCAGCCAGAGTAGTGTCGGACAACACCACCATGTTGGAAGCAGTAGCTACCGATGGGTTACCCGACAGCACGGTGGACAACTGATTCTTGCGCTTACGGTCGATAATGCTAGCATACATGCCAGTCTTATCGTTCATCAGTTTCTTACGATGTGCTTCGATCAGATCCTGACAGAAGATCATGTCTTTGATCGTAGCCAGGCGACCGGCTTTCCACTGATGCCAACGGCTACCGTTGTCTACTTCTTTATCACTCTCGGATAAAATATGAACGAGAGCGGCAGAAGGGATACTGTTAGCCAACAGGCGAATAGTAACCGGGATAGTCGCTTTTGCATTACCGTCAGTAATTTCTACCGACAGGATCTTACCAACCGACAGGTTAGCAACTTCAGCAACAGCGCGGCCTGCGTCTTTACCGACAGACATACCGGCAGCGGATTTGCCAGCTTCCTTGTCATTACTTTTCTTCAGACTGGCGTTGAGCCTTGCTGCTTCAGCCTCAGCTTCAGCTTTAGTGGCTTCCAGTCCCAGTGCTTCCAGACCGTATTTAACCGGGCCGCCCTTAATGCTCGGTAGGCCATGGGCATAGCTTTCAGTAGCCAGTAGCTTCGACATGCCAGCCATCAGACCAGCACCAGCGGCCGCACCATCAAGAGCTGCATCCAATGGATCGCGGTTCGGGTTCAGTTTACCCAACTGACCCATCACGCTGATGTTGCCAATAGTGGCAGATACAGCTACAGCTTGCAGGTAGTAACCAGCAAAGATCGACTGCAGCGACTGCATCAGATCAGGCAGGCCGTCATGGAACATGCAATCGGAATCGATCAGTACGATCGGCTCCACTCGCATCGGTTTGGTGTATTCGATCAGAGAGCCTGCACGTGCAGAGCGCATCAGATCGGTAGTATTCTTAAGAGCAGTCAGACCGACGGTCGCTGCAACTGCTGCACCAATAGTCATGATGTAGATCCTTTATCAGGAATTGAAATGAATAATCCGCAGACTTTGAACTTGGATGATCTGGTACGTCAGCTCTACAACAAGAACATTGATAATGCTCTTGACATGGTGCTACGTACAACGCCGTCCGGGTCTATCGATAAGGCTATTGGTAATGCCATGTATGGCTTTAACCATCGCCAACAGCCAGGTGCCATCCCAGTCAATAAAGACTATTATGGCTATACGTTTTTTACACGCCCCAATCTGAACCTGACCAGCAACAACCTGAGAGCGCATCGTATTATGAATTCGCTACTCACTAATGGTCCGAACTCAATGCAACGAATTATTCGCTGTATTTTGGATCCGGATTTGGGACGTCGTGAGGTAGGTGTCAAGACAGATTTTGTCGATAACCGGCAGGCCTTCATACCCATTTTGTCAAATACGCTCATATCGTTAAGCGGATGGCCTGATATCAGCCCTCCGGTACACGTTACGCAGCAGGGTATTTATAAAGAAGAACACTCGTGGCTGGACTCTCCGGTAGCCTACAACTCTACATTTGAGATCTCTCTGAACATGCGAAATGTGCCGGGTAATCCAGTTGTACAGTTGTTCTTTTACTGGCTGTGGTATATGTCTTTGGTGTACCTTGGTGTCATGGTTCCGTATCCGGAAAACAACATCATGACACGTATCGATTACAATACTCGTATCTACCGTCTTGTCATGGATGAATCCAAACAATACGTGCGCGGTATTGCAGCATCGGGTGCGAGCTTCCCAAAGAGCTGTCCAGTTGGCGCGATGTTCAACTTTGAATCTGATCATCCGATTAACCCAGAGTTACATCAGTTAACGATTAACATGCAATGTATCGGTGCTCAATTCTTCGACGATATTCTTATTGAAGAATTTAACCGCACATCCGTTATGTTTAACCCGACATTTGCTGACGGGAAAAGAGAGAAGCTATACCATAAACTCTCTCAGACAGAATTGCCGTATTTTAACAACGTGGGTTATCCTCGAATTAACCCAGATACGCTTGAGCTGGAATGGTGGGTAGACAATGACCATTACAATGCGCTCATCTCTACAGCCAAACCTACTCTCAAAAAGAGGATTAACATGTCATCGTCTTTACTGCAATCGATTCTTGACAATCAGTACAATCCAATTGGCATGCAACGGGTCATACTGGATAACCTCGTCACCACCACTAATGGCGACATCACGGTAGTGGATACCACTAACCCGGTGATGTTTACTTTGAATTCTGCTACACAGTTGGTAGCGGCATTCATGGAAAAGAACGAGGCTAATAGCCGTAAGCAGTATTCGTCACTGGCACAGACAGTAGAAGAACTCTACCACCACATGTCTGACCAAGACTACATCAATCGTTTTGCGATGCCCAGTAGAACGAAGATTACGGTAGCACTGACGTTACAAGAACTGCAAACCAAATTGGTACTGGACAATGAAACAGGGGTCATGAAGATTGTGATCCCACGTAACTCCACGTTCACTGTCGCTGGGGTAACGTTCAGTATTCAGTACCCAATTGAAATCCGCCAATTGCTCCATGGTGGTTTCCATGTGGTTTACGATACCACGGTAAGTTCTCCTCTCCAAGAACTGGAGACTAACTTGCTGGACTGGAAGATCGTTAACTATGCCGGTGAAGATTGGATGATGATCGAGATCGACGTCTTCCAATTTAAAGTATCGTCCTTTACTCAGCCGCTCACTTCGGCAGCGGCCTTTGTATTGGACGTACCTATTTCGGATCAGTTCTACTATGCACGAGTTTATACGCAGCTCGATGATGGTAGTTGGACTGAGATCTCTACCACCCATAGTGACCAGGTATACGACGTGAAGACGCCTACTGCGGCGTTGAAACTAGTAGGTAACGTACTGAACGTGACGATCCCGCAGATCTACACCAATACGGATATCCTGACTGGCTACATTCGTGTCGATGTCTACGAAACGTTGGGCGGTATCGAAATGAGCATGGGTGTTTACCCGGCGGCTAACTACACAGCAAAGTGGGAAGCAATTGATAAGGTCGACAACACCATTTTTGTAGCGCCGATTCGTAACATGCGATCGATTCAGATCTTTTCGAATGGCACAACGTACGGTGGTCGGAATCAATTGTCGTTCGATGAACTGCGTAAGCGGGTCATCAATAACGATACTGGACCGCAGGTTATTCCGATTACTCCGTCTCAAGCTCAGGCTGCATTGCAGGATTCTGGCTACGAGATCGTAAAGAACATCGATAACCTCACAGATCGCGTGTTCTTGGCCACTAGAACGCTGCCTAAGCCGAAAAACGAGAAGCTGATCACCGCAGCATCTCTTGGGATCGAAATGATCACCACGAGCCTAGAAAACGCCTTAGCGGTGAGTACAGTAATTGACAATGGTAAGTCGGTTACGATCACGCCGGACACTCTTTACGAGTCCAACGCCGGTATTATTGGAATTGTGCCCGATGCCAAGAAGCTGATGTTACTACAAATGCCGCCGGATAAGCGAGCACTGTCGGTAACCAATGCTAACTTGTACTACTCGCCCTTCCATTATGTGCTCGATACCAACAAGGACGAATTTGATTCTCGGCCGTACTATCTGGATGGGCCTAGCATTGTATCGAAGACCTTTGTTCAGGAAAACGATACCACACTGATGCAAGTCGTGGTGGATTCTTTCTCCATCGAACGTACGGTCAGCGGTTACAAGTTGATCGTCATGGTAGCATCTAGTGACGAGTACAAAGCACTACCGGATAGTGAAGTGTTTGTTCAGTTGAGTTATGTCCCTTCTGGTGAACGTAACCGTGCTTATCTGAATGGCACATTGGTTGGGGTGGATCCAAACTCGAAAGAACGGGTATTTGAATTTGACCTGTCGTCGAACATGAATGTAACGGCAGATGACATGCTGCAACTGACCATGTTCAAGATGTACACTCAGGATCAGATTCTCACGGACATCCCGTTGCTTAGCACATTCGATGTCGTGTTTGGCATTACGCAGACTCCGGGTACGCAGTGGTTGCCAAATTCTGTCGATAGCATGTTGGGTAAGTTGTTCTTGCCAAGTCGCGTTTACGGCATCTCGCATGAACGACTGACTGTTCGTTTTGGTTATGTACTAAAAGCACTATGGTCGAAATCCCGCAGTGTAGCATCCACCATCACTTACGAAACCTACCCTGATGATGTACCGCTGCTATATCAGAGCGACATCTATGAGATCGATCCGGCAACCGGCAGTGCAATCACCATTGATGATGATGGCGAGATCCACTACAACATCCTGCACAATAAGGGTGATCCGGTATTGAATGCCGATGGCGCACCAATGGTCAAATATCGTAAGGGTGATGTGATCATTTCGGCTGCGACTGGTCGTCCGGTAATTCACGCACCTCGCACTATTCTACGACAATTCAGTTTGATGTTGGTGGAAGGTGCTTATTGGTTTGCGACTGACAGTACCAGTGTAGCGTATCGTAGTGAAATTAACGATACAGTTATTAACTGGCTGACGAATGACTTGACTTCTATTCAGAAGCGGCTCTTGGAGAAGACTCGTCTGTACTTCTATCCAAAAGCCAGTCTGGGTGAAATTCAGGTCATGGTGGGTTCGGGTCAACTGAACCGTATCCAAGCAGGTCAAGCATTCCAAGTACTGCTGACAGTAAGTGGCGCTGTATACACCAACCCCAAACTGCGGATTCAGTTGGAAAAGACTACCGTACAAGTTATCAGTGAATCACTGAAGCAAGAGACTGTGTCGATCAGTCAGATCATCTCTCAGTTGCGTGAGCAATACGGTAGTGATGTGATTGATGTTCGCATTAGTGGTTTGGGTGGTGCTGCTAACTATCCGGCTCTGACCGTAGTAGATGGTGCTAGTCGTTGCAGTCTACGTAAGCGTTTGGTGGCGCAAGGTGATGCATCCTTGATCGTTGAGGAAGACGTGACCATTACCTTTGTGAAACACGAACTCTCGTAAGCAAAAAAAAAAGACCGACATAAAGCCCAGTGGGGAAACCCACTGGGCGATATGCCGTAAGGCTTAGTCTTCGCGTTCGTAAATGCCAGCTGCTTTCATAGCGGCCTTTGCAATACGCATGAACAGTTTGCGGCGGTCAGTTGCCAACATCGTGTTCACCGGACCCATGATGTCCTTGAGACGCTTTTCCAGCTCATCTTGCATGAACAATGCCTTGATGTCGTATTCGCCCTTGTCATCCTTCATCGGCGTCAGGCGACGTAGGAAGTTAGCGTAGTATTCGGAAATAGAAATACCTTTCCAAATATCGCGACGCCAATCTTCACAGTCGCGCTGAATCAATACCGAAATATCAGTCAGGCAGCGAACAATATCTTGCACACGATTCAATTCAGGCTTTACCAAAGCACGAGTATCGTCCGTCATGGTAAAACGCGGCATGGATGCGCGGAAGGTAGGATCAGTAAGCTGTTGCAAATCTTCTATCATAGCAGACGATTCACCCAGCAAATTGATGGTATCCGAACGACGAGCGTACAGATCATCCGCAACCCCCAACGGCGTACGACTAGCGGCTTTTTGCACCAGCTGAGTTACTTGCTTGATATCAGAGATACGGATCTTAACAGAACGACCCATTGCCTGTTCACGCAATTCACCCAAATAAGCCAGCGCATCGCTAGGCGACAGTCGACGACCACGTACCATTACCGTGTAATCATTGAGCATCGTTGTCTTCAGGTTGTACAACTCAGGCTTAAATGGCACCCCTTGTTGTTCAGCCTTCAATGCTGCAGCGACATCACGAGACAACCCCTTTTGAATCTCATCGTCATTCATGATCGACAAGATAGACTCGCGGTTATCTTTAGTGTCTTGTAGCAACTGATGCGCAATGTCGTAGATCTGAGTGGCTACTTCACCAACAGCATGGTGATAGTCCATGTTGAAATGAATCGACTTGGACAACGCAGTAGACACGCACAGTTCATCATCACGTTTACCATGGCGTTGGTAGAACAGTTCGAAAGCTTTGAAGAAGTCACGTACGTCGTAGATCTCTAGATCATCGCCACCCATTACGATCTTGCAGGCAATCTTGTTACCTGCCAGGATCTTGTGGATACGATCAGCAGAAGTCTCTACTTCCTTGCTGGTCTTTACTGCAGCCTCAGCCAGGACTTTGTTGACTTCACTTTCTTCTTTCGCCGTTGGCCCATCGTTAATCACTTTGGAGATGTCTTTTGCTTTGACATCCTTTGGCGGCTCATCGGTCTTCTTACCACCAAACATCCAATGCAGTGCGCGCCAGATCAAACCCAACAATACTGCGGCAGCTGCTGCAATCAATGCGGCCAAACCTTTATTGAAGGATTCGGTAGCTTGACGTAGTCGGGTAGCTGTCGGAAATTCGGTATACACCTTAAGCGAGATACCGCTGTCGAACTCCGGATAGATGCGACGTGCTTCGGCAGCAATACGACGAGAGATCGCCGTAGTGTTCGACACTTCACGACTCAAGATAGACAACTCATTTACATCCAGCATGTAGTTCTCAAAAGAAACTACCGCATCTTTGAGGTCAATGGTCAACTCAGCTTCGTCGGCCACTTCTTCAACTACTGGATTATAGTCATGTTCATCCACCTGAGCTTCCGGAACTTCAACATTAACCTCGCTTGATGTCGAATCGATATCTTCGTCACACCAGGCGTTAAGGCTCATGTTAGTCTTCCTTAAAGCAGGCCGACAGGCAGTCGGATACGCGGTAGATCTCGGTGCTATGCTTTGCCAAGAAAGCATGCTGCTCACGAGTGAAGTAACGACCTACTTGCGAGGCACCGCAGAAGAAATCGAATACCGGAATATGGCCAGGGGCAACCGATGGGAACAGAGTATGGTAACGTACCATCCAGTAGGAACGCACCAGTTCACGCGCTTCACGCACATCGAACACCACCACTTCGTTGATCTGGCCGATCAATTCCATCACGCCTAGGCCGGAGGTGTTGTTGAAATGCAGGGTGGTATCTGCTACTGGAGCCGACGGCAGCGGCAGGTCTTTGGCAATCGTCCATGCTACGGTATGCATGACGAGGTCGGAACGGGTAGCCAGATCGGTAAAGCACTTCTGTACGGCTTCGGCAAACGGAGCCATTTTCTGAGAAACAAACATGTTTTTTTCCTTATTGATTACAGGTCGTCAAGCTGGGCGCTCTTGACATACAGGTTATTGAAAGCGAGTGCTTCGAGTTCACGTTGCAGTTCGAGTTGCGAGCGACGCTTGGCCGATTCAGACCAAATAAATACTTTCTCCAGTAGCAACGATGCCACTTGGCGGCGATCATTCATTTTTTCCATTACCTCGTCGATCACGTTAATGTCTTCGAGCAGTTGCTTCTTCTCGTGTTCGCTAATACTTTTTAGCTTAACACGTTGCACGAGCTGATTGCGAGTACGGCGGAAGCGATCAATTGGCTTATCATAAACACTAGTGGCGCCATCGTGATCATACGAGATCATTGTTGCGGCCGCCAGCCAACCAAATCCTGGGAACAGCAGCCATAGGAACTTTGCGATCTCGACGCGAAGGTATGCTACTAGTGTGCGATTAGCAATGTCACCGACAAAGCGGTTCATTTTATCCAACCCAGTAACCAGATGCCGACCGGCGCCATGACGGGTGGCAAACTCATCAGACAAGTATTCATAGCTGACGTTATCGTAATTGCCGCTATTAAGTTCAGAACGAATCGAACGACCAACCGCTGTCATCGTTACTGCTTCCACAACACTGAAATCAGTGGCCGTAGAGAGTTCTTTAGTATCCAGTTCAGAAACGTCTAACTGCAATGCAGTACGAGCCGCCACTAGAATAATTTCACGCTCTTTAGGGGTATTTCCTACCCACTCTTTATTAAGGCAACTCATGACCACGTTGGTGGTGACCATGCGCGATAGATATTCAAGGAAAACAAAAGCATGACCTACTTCGTGCAGTATGCATGCTGAAATTTCTTCTGCTGTTAGCTTGATGGCGGCCGTCGGGGCATACATCATGTACGGCAGATATATGTCGAATTTGATTTCAGAAAAGAAACCGCTTACGTTACTATTCTTAAGGCTAACTTTACCTTTAAGAATGCCACCATTTTGATTGATAGCGTTGATGCCCACCGACCCGGACATATATTCACGAAGCGCAGCATCACGCAAAGCGTGGTTCTTATACAAATCTGGGATGTTGACACATGGGCCATGTTCACCACAATTGACATCAATAGTCAGGTTGGTATGACTTTTGATGATCTTGGTCAACTGGGTTGCTTTTTCAGAAAGAAGATCCTTAAAGTTGCTGTTCTTGCCGAGTTCCAGCATCTCCTGGGTACAAAGGGTCAGCTCCTTGAAGAACAGACCGTTCTGAAAGTCGATCGATTCTAGACCGAGTATATTACACTTCCGCATAACGGGATCCTTTCACACAAATATGTTTTTTACTGTTCACGGTAATCAATTAGACCAGTCATAGTGTTAGGAAAAACCATGGGTATCAAAGAGTACAATGGCAAGCCGATTAAGGGCATTGAATGCAAGCATGCGGTACATGTAACTCACCCGGAAGAGAGTGAGGACATCCATTTTGTCAAGGAAGTAATTCACTACGAAGACGGTACCCTAGAACCCAACACACGAATCATCAAGAACTTTAAGCGGCCATTCTGGATCACGAAGAAAGGTTTTCGTGACCATGAACAAAAGAAAGAGTTTGAACTGCTGGAACGTGTAGAACGTTTCCAGTCCACGCAGTCAGAACTAGTGCGTGCTGTATCATTAGCGTTACATGGCCGACCACCAGCCCGTCGTGCCTCGTTACGCGATCTTGCAGACTCACCGTTTCTGTACGGCACTGACATGCTGTCAACTACTTATCTCAAAGATACGTATCGCCGTAAGTTCGGTGAATTGATTACAGCTTACAATGTCTGCGTAGTTGATACTGAAACTGACATGTTGTTCGGCACTAACGAGATCATCATGACTACGATCTCGTATAAGAACCGCGTCTACACCAGCATTGTTCGCTCATTCTTCGATGGCGTAGCCGATGTAATGCCACGTCTTCATGCTGCTTTCCAGAAATACCTTAGTAATGTTGAAATGGAACTGGACAAGAAGAAAGGTCTGGAGCCTGTCAATATTATCAAGATGCGTGACATTCAATGGGAAGTTGAAATTGTTGACAACGCATTGGAATCGGTAAAGCAAGTATTCAAGCGTGCCCATGAATGGAAGCCTGATTTGATGGCTTTCTGGAACATGGACTTCGACGTTACCAAGATCGAAGAAACTTGTAAGAAATACCAGTATCCAATCGAGCATCTTTACAGCGATCCTTCTGTACCTGGACCGTACAAGTACTACAAGTACAAACGTGGTCCCGATAAAAAGATCACTGAAAGTGGTGTGGTTAAGAACATCGAACCTTCTGAGAACTGGCACGTCGTTACTGCACCGGCTAGCTTCTACCTAGTCGATGCCATGTGTGTTTATCGTCGTCTACGTATTGCCGATGGTAAAGATCCGTCGTATGCCTTGGATGCGGTATTGAATAAGAACTTGGGTGCACGTAAACTTAAGTTTGAAGAAACCAACCATCTGTCGGGGGCACGTTGGCACATGGAGATGCAACGTAACTACAAGTTTGAATATGTGATCTACAACATCTTTGACTGCGTATCGGTTGAGATGCTGGACGAGAAAACCAAAGACTTGCAGTTTGCTTTTGCATCGCAGTGTGGTGCGAGTGACTTTAGTCTGTTCCCATCGCAACCAAAACGGTTGTGTGACAACATTAGTTTCTTTATTGAACAAGAGAAACTGATATGGGGGACGACTGGTTCTAACATGTACAGTGAGCTGGACGAACTGACTACCAGTAACAAAGGGTGGATTGTTACCCTGCCTGCACATCTGGTGGCAGACAACGGTTTGCAGTGCATTGAAGAGTATCCGGATCTACGTACTAACATCCGTACCCACTTTGGGGATTAACAGAGAATAACGCAGTAGTGTCGTTTGGTATCAATTGTATGATTATATGAGTTCAACAATTGGTACTAGTAATGGAAAAGAAATATTTGCCTTGTTCTGCGCGTCGTTACCACATCACTAAACATGGTGTAGTTTATTACGGACAGAACGAAGTAGAAGTATCTATGCTTAATGGTGAATTGTACGTGCAGTTGGATTGGGTATCGGGGCGCGCTCTTTATAATGTCGCGACGTTAATGTTAGTCACTTATTTGACAACCGAACTACCAGACCACCTGTACGAGAAGATTAGACCACTCTACAAAGACGGCGACAAGGGTAATCTGAAAATAGAAAACCTTTGTTATGATTTTGGTGATAAGCCGCTTGAAGTAGAAGACTATCCTGGGTTTTTCTATATTCCTGGTTATAGTCTTTATGCTATTTCGTCTGTTGGTGATTTGATTAACTGGAAGACTGGGAAATATAAAACCTGGAGTATAGTACATCCAAAAAAGGATAAATACGCTACCGGGACTTACAGTTATAATCGTGTCATCAGAGACGACGGTGTTAGTTGTACTCTTTTTAAACATCGGGCATTGTGTCTAGCACATAAACCTTTAGGCGTATGCGTTGACGACTATGTTGTTGACCATGTCGATACTAATACGAAGAACAACAAGTTGGATAACCTTGAATGGGTTACTTATCAGGAAAATTTGTTACGTGCATATAGGACAGGTTTGCGCCCAAGAAGTAGTAAACCGATCGATATGTTAAATTTGGAAACTGGTGAAGTTAGTCAGTTTGAAACAGTCCAGTCTGCTGTTGATTATATCAGCGAGAAAAAGCTGATGACCCAAACATGCACGGTAACACTAATCCATTACCGCATCGCAAAATGCAAAGGTAAGGTATTTCCCGATAAGCTGGTATTTAAGTGCCGTGATGAGGAATGGCCACCGGAAATCATTCAGGGCACGTATAAAGAATGTCGCGCCGGTAGGGGCGAGTCTATTGTTGCCAGGAACGTTTATACTGGGGTATTAAGTATATTCGATAACTGTCGAGTAGCTAGTGATTTTACCCAGGTGAAGTCAGCAACAATATTGTCACATGTAAACAAGCAAACTGACATTCCAGTTAACGGGTATAACTTCCGTTATTTGTCTGAATCAAAAGAATGGCCTCACCATTCTGAAAAAAATCTTATCATCTACAAAGCATTTCCTGTATATCCGCCGAATGGTGTGATAGCTACCAATTTGGAAACAGGTGATGAGATCTTTTTTGAGAGCGCAGCTAGATGTTTCAATGCGTTCAATTTGTCAAAGTCTGGTTTACATGGTGTTCTTGATACGGCCAAATCCATCAAAGGGCATACTTTCCGAACATACGACATTCGCGAAAATCTAGGTCCCGGTCTAATTAAGTTAGACCAAGCTCCTTCCTAATTGACGGGAACGACCCTTAGAGCCTTGTACACCAAGTCAGGTCAGTAATGATTCTGATGGCCAGTCTAATCAGCTGGGTAAGGTAACAGAGACAAGGATTGGGCAATCCGCACCGAAGCTTCCTCGACAGGTCGAGGAAGTGTGGCCAACGAATATCGAAACCGCCCCATAAGAGGATAAGGGAGTAGAGTAGGGATCAAGTGATCTCGAAACGGAAGGGTCGAGCGAGCGAAAAGGTGCTCGCGTAGACAAGATGTATTCTGCCCCTATAGGAAACTATAGGCGGGTGCCATTGTATCGCACCGGCTAGGCCTAACGAACCTAGTGGACAAAGGGCTCGATGTAAGTGCAAGTTACCCTAATAACGGGGCGGTATTCAATATCTCCAAAGCCACTACTATGAAAGAACTGTGTGTGATTCGGGACATTCCTGAAGAACTACGTCGCACACAAGGTCTTAACCTAAGTGGTGGTCGAGTAAATGCGGTTGAGTTCTGCACCACGTTGCTTAATCTACCTATGCTCCCTGAGCTACTGGATGAGTATCTGGCTGAAAATCAACAGGAAGATATCTCGCAATAGCAAAAAAAAAGAAGTGGTAGAGGGCTAGAGTACCCCGTAGGGTACTCTAGCTTTATGCCGTTAGTTTATGTCTTTAATGGGGCCAGGCCATCGTGTGTCATGGCCGAGGGAGAAGATCTTGTCAAACTCTTTACTAGCTGCTTGGTCTTTCTTCGAGATCTTTTTGTAGTTGGTGGAGTATTCGTCTTCAAAGATGTACGACAGGATGATGCAGATTACACAGAACACTACAAACGCGATCAGAACATTCCACATTACGCTAGCCAGAAAAGCCAGCAGAGCACCGATAGTTGCAATCATGATTAGCTCCTAAGTTAAATGTATTTGAAAAATTAGGTTAACGGTTAATCGGAAAGGGTTTATCTTCTACTATTCAGTAGAGTAATATGGGTCTGAAAAAATCTAGAAACGTCATAACAGGCGAGCCACGTGGCTCGCCCATATGGCGCTAATTAAGCACTCAACATCTGACGCAGTTTCTTATACAGTGCGTAACGCTCACTGTAACCAATAGCATCGCCTACCTTCGGAGTAGCCCGGCCGATGTTGATTAGGTCACACACACCATCGAAGTTACCTACATCAGCATGCTTGATACAACCGGCTTGTTGGAAGTACCATGCAGCCGATTCAAAGCAAGCATCCGTAGGTTGTTCCAACAGTTCTGGATTGGCTACCAGATCTACACCAATGGCTTCGCCGCACTTGCGGTACATGGCTTTGCCAGTGATACCGATTGGACCACGACCACGATACAGCCAACCATCACCCGATGCAACGTCACCATTACCCATGCGATTAGCATAGACGTTGTTGGCGATAGCTTCAGGGTTACTGGCGATACTGCAAGCCAGTTCATTAGGTGCACCATTGACACCGAACCGTTTAGGCCAAACCGCAGCCAAGCGCTTAGCACTGTAGTTCAGGTTCTCAGACAGCTTTTCAAAGGCGCCCGATTCATGCACGATGTTGGCTACAAAGGCAGCCATGCGATTCACGGTGATCAGATTGTATTTCACAATCGCTTTGTTTAGCGGATCGAGTACTTCTTCCGACTTAGCCGCCGAGACACCGAGAGACTGCAGATGCTCAACGCCAATGAAGTAATCACCTTCGTTGGCCGGCTCTACTTCAGGAGTCCCTACCAAATCAGCCAATACTGCATAGGTCTTGATACCTACCTTACCATCAACCGTCAAGCCATTGGCTTTTTGGAAAGCGCGAACAGCAGCATCAGTCTTCGGACCGAAGATGCCGTTAGGCGTGAAGTCGACACTCATCACTTGCGATAGCATTTGCTGCAGGTTAAGGACGTTACTACCACGGTCCCCTTTCTTCAGCATTTTCCATTCGACTTGATCTTGGACCATTTCAGTCATTTTTTTACTCACTTTCTTGTCGACATAAAAGAGGGAGTTCCCTCCCCCTTCTATGCTGCAACGTTTAGCCTACGTGGAAATAGGCCAGAACACGGTTACGGCCGGCATCGGTAATTTCGTTGGTCAGCGTTGCACCCCAGTTGCACTGGGAAGCAGCTTGACGACGGGACTGGCCCGGAGCCATCAGTTGGAACATGTTGATCAGGCGTTGGAAAGCAGCGATACGCGGGCTCGACAGTTCGATATGTTCCATAAAGCGGAACACATAGCGAGTAGCGAATGCACCTTCGCGATGCTTTTCAAAGGCGTCCAGCAGAATGCCCATACCTTTGGCGAAGTCATCATCGGTCAGGCGATTGATGACAGTCATCATGGTGTTGTACAGACGGATCTGGTGGGACGAACCTACCTTCTCGGAAACCGGTTTACCCGGAGCCATGGCCACGATGTATTCATCGATGGCATGGCGGATACCAGCAACGGCCAGGCTTTCAGTGCTGGAAGCTGCATTGGTAGCGGCGGCGGCTACAGCAACCGGCTTGGTCTGAGCAACCGGAGCAGTTTGTGCAACGGGTTGCTGTTGGGCTACTTGACCTGATTGACCAGCATCAGCCGGTACGGCCAGGGTCACAGCAGCCGGCACTGCCGGAGCAGCCGGTGCTACAGGAGCGGCTTCTACTACTGGAGCAACTGCAGCTGCCGGTTGGGTAGCGGTTTCATGCACTGGTTCGGCCGGAGCAGTTTCGTCAGCTGCCTTAACATCGCCAGCAGCGTCAACCACTTCATCAGTACCTTCACCAGCGTCTTCAGCGCCGTCTTGGGTCAGAGCAGTATCGCCCAGTTGTTCGTCTTGCGATTCTTGGTTCTGGTTTTCTTCCATGATTACCTCCGAAGATTGAGTTGTGGCACCTGCAACAGGCTGCCGATTGATACGGTTTTTACGTGACATGACAGATAACCCTTATCCACACACCATTAACAGTGTTAAGTTAAAAAATTGCCTCATCGATATTCATCTTGGCCAGACTCAGACCTTTAGCGTGAGCTGCCTTCATATAAAGAAGCATGAAAGTCGAGCCCTGACCAGACACGGCAGACGAAATAGCAGTAGGGTTTAGCGATAGACGCGGACCCACACAAGCGCGACAATAGTCGGTCTTATCCAACTGACAGAACATCGGGCTACGGGCCATGACTTTCTTACCCAATAGCTCAGCTTTATTCTCATCAGTAACCACGACATTGCGGCCATCTACAATTACAGTAAAGTTACGGTATTTCTTAATATTAGCTTCGGTCAGTTCAACTGGCATACCTAGTTTGGTACCGCAGTCATCTTGCGTTACTGCAATGTTAGACGAAGCACGCAGCAGCCATTTAACCGACTCACCACCCAGCATGGTCTGTGCACCACGATTGAACGAGCCGGCACGTAGTGCATTGTTCATGGCTGGGAAACGATTCACGTCCCAACCTTCTTCTAGCGAGTTGGTAATTGTGTCAACTTCTACCTTCTCTTCCAGACCCGGTTCTGCACCATACATCAAGAACTTCTTGGTGCGTACAATGTTGCGGGACTTAGCCGTAATCAAGAAGCCTTCACCCAAATCCCCTTTCAGGTATTCAGCATCGTTCTTCTGGAGTTCTGCTTGAATAGTAGCCACGACCGCTGGATCAGTCAGTCGGTCTTTATACTTCTCAAGTAGTTTGGCTTTTAGTTCGGCGTTATTCGGCGGTGCCGTCATGGTCTTGAAGGTAGCACCAGGCACGAATAGCTGGGAGAAGGTCCGCAGGTAAAACGCTGCGTTACAGAAATCCAAGTATTCGTCAACGTAGATAACACCCGGTTGACGATCAGCTGGATCTTTAGGAGTATCTTCCAACTTGTCAAGTACCAGTTCCTCAGCATTGCCCGGACTAAACTTCTTATTCAGATACGGGATCTTGTCACCTACTGTGGTAGCAAACAAGACAGCGTTCAGAAAAGCACGCCCTACTGTGGTTTCTACTGGTTCTTTAACGCTAGGTAGATCACCAGGCTGCAGAGTGATCTTTTCTTTAGCATTCAGTAAAGGTTCACCCAATACGGCGTCGCTAATAGGAAGAATGGTTTCTTGATCTTCCGGACTAATGTACCCATAGCCCAAGGTGGTGTAAACCAACTTGTAGCTATTATCTTCCATTACTTCTAGATGTTTAGGCACGTTCTTATACCGTGCACGTGAGGCTTGATCAGGATCCGTAACGATACTGAACAACGGGAATACCCAGGCCGCCTTTTTGTACAATGCCTTGTTCAAGAAAAGGCGAAAATACTCATGTCGGGTCATAGCTTGCAAACTCCATCATTAGCTTGTTCATGGCCACCGTGATCTTAGTGATAATTTCGGTATCGGTAATCACTTGGTCAAGATGGTCTTTCCACGACAAGACTACGTTATCTGCTGCATCATCGCTAGCTAGCGCAGCAGCGATCATGTTCTTAGCGGCTTCTTCTGGCGAGAGGTCATTAAGCATTGGGCTCAATAGACCTACATATTGTTCCAGGTCATAACCTAGGTCCACACCTGACTGAATCAGTTTATACATGTGGATGTTTTCTTTTTTGAGGAAGTCCCAGAACTTCCGCACTCGACGAACAATTGTATCTAGGTCACGAGCACTGCGTTCTTCGGTTTCCTCTAGATCTTCTCGCAGATAATCCAAGTTGGCTTCAGTTAG